CGTCGAGATCCTGCTCGGCGAACCACCGAGAATAAAGCTCCTGCTCGCGATCCCAGGCCGACTGGATTGCCTCGATCGCGCCGTTCAGCGCGTGCAACCTCTCGGTTTTTGCGTGGTGCGGTAGAGACTTGTGCTCAGTAATGTGGTTAACGATTCGGTGCAAAATAACGAGTGCTTCGTCGAATGATCCAAATGCCATGTTTTCTCCTTATCCATTGCATTGCATATTTATATACTATATATTTATATAGTACTCAATTAGATATATATCTTTCGTGTGCTAGTGTCAATTTATTTAGTATTTATTTTTATACTAGTGCAGAAAGCGAGGGGACGGGTGACTATATGGCCGTGAAGCTACTTAAAAAGGTACAAGAATCAGTAGGTTATAACGATTATCAGATGTCGAAGGCTCTCGGCATTTCACAATCAAACTACGTTTATTTAGTTGACGAGGCGCAGAGCATACGGATCGACGTGCTCGTCAAGGCTTGGCGATTATCGAAATTAAGTGGAAGGGAGTTTCTCGAATTGATAGAAGTCGAAGCGGAAAAGATCGAACCGAAACGGCGCGGGAGAGTGGCGAAAAAATATTAGGTAGGGAGGTAGTACAATGAGCGAAGCGAGCGGAGTCGGCTTTATAATTATTTGCGGTCTTGTTTTGTTCCTGTATTTCGCCCCCGGCCTAATTGCCGGGTTTAGAAATCACAGAAACACCAACGCGATATTTATTCTAAATATATTTCTAGGCTGGACGTTTATAGGTTGGGTTGCCGCTCTCGTATGGGCGTTTATGGATACTGAGAAACGGTGATCACCGCCCCCGCCTCGTTGATCGTGACCGACCTCTATACACCCGATTTGCGCCCCTTGCTCTGTTCACAACGGATTCAAAATCATATCGAGGGGGAATAAGTTTCCGCATTTCCTCGGATCTTGTTCCAATATCGAGCCCGGTAGACCCGGTTCCAGTAATCCCGCCCGGTAATCCATAAAGCGCGTGCAAAACATTCTGAAACATTAGTCAGTGTCAATTCCCGATATTGGCGAGCCATTCGGGTCTGTTGTAATTGTTCTGGTTCCTAGCGTTGTAACGTCGTCGCTTTTTGTAACGGTTAACGTAGATCCAGAAATTGAGGTTTTATTTGTCCCCTGTGCAATCATTCCATAGAGCGACCGGAGCGAGAGGGAATCGCCATTTGTAGATCCTTCCACGTTTGCGCTTGTGCGTCGTAATATAATATCAGCAATCTTAGCAACCGCCACGGCGTCAATATTCCCCGCAGTCCATACGGCGTCAGCTATATCAGTTGGAGAACTACCGCCACCAGCGGAGTTGAGCTTCTCTCCCATAGTTCCAGCGGTATTAAAATCAGCCGCTAACGCTTCCCATACTGCTGCCGCTATCTGCTGCGCGGTTGCCTCGCTTTGGTTAACGTAAAGGTCTGCGCTCATATTTGCGTATCCCGTAAACGTACCAGTTACCGAGCCCGAACCTGTAAGATTAGCTACACAAAACGCGATAACACTCAATGCGCTCGTAACAGAACCAGAGCCCGCGAGACTTGCTGCAAGGTTTAGACTTGCTTGAAGAGAAGCGGAAACAGTACACGATCCAAGTAAATCCGCTGCAAGCTGAATCAGCATAGAAAGGGAAGGAGCGGAGGCAAAATCACCACTACCCGTTAAGTCTGCCGCAAGTGCTTTGCCGAGAGATAGGCTTGTGATTGATAAATCACCCGTTCCGCTTATACGATTGATACTAGATATTCCCCCCGCCTTCGGAGAGAGATTCCACGAATATGGGGGAGTATATCCATTCGGGAAAGCTGACTTGTTAGTTTCGCCCGATACTGTGTGTTCGCCATACCAAAATGACTGTAACGCTCCGGGTTGGAACCAAAGGTTAGCTTGAGTTATCCCTCCAAATTCGTGACAGGCACCCGACACGTTCTTAGTTTGATTTAGTAATAGCATTATATTTGTGATCGTATTGCGGAAGCCACGCTAGTGGCACCCATAGCCTCCGCGAGTTTTGCGTCAGCCTCTCGTTGTGCTTCGGCTATTTTTGCGCCTAGTGCGTAATAGTCTAAATTATCGATTTCTGCTTGTTTAATCAGTTCTATGAATTCTCTAGTGTCCATTGTTTAGTTCCAAACAAATTGAAGATACCCCGAAAATGCCGAGTTCGCCGGAGTTGCTGCACCTGAGCCGACTAGGAAATAGAGAGCCGCACCGTCATAGATTCTGGGCATTGAGGGAAGCTCAAATAGGAAGTTGCGCTCACACGCTAATCCGAGGGTAGAGAGAGTGAACCTCCCAATCTCGCGCACCATAGCAACCGAATATTCCCCTGAAACGTAGGAAACTGAATTTTGAATAGTATTTATTTCAGCGATCCCAGTATCACTCGCCTGTAACGGACATTGATAGTTATACTTTCCCGTAGCCGTTGCCCCTGTATAGAGTATGTGGCTGTTAGAAGCTGCCGTCTTTCCTACTGGTAAAACCGTAGGCGTTGCCCTAGTTGTAGCTTGAGCCGCATTAGTATAGCCAAGTGACAAGTTCGGTGTTGCTGCTCCAAGTGCGGTGGCATTTGAGTTGAAGAATATCGCCTGAACCCCCGCGCCATTTGTATATCGAGGGAGAAGCCAAGTAACAGTATGCGTTCCTGTTCCCGCGTCAGTGATATTAATTGCTGTTCCTGCTACTGCGTTCGCGTAAGAGGTTGCAAGTTTAAACGTGGTATCACTTACTCTGATCACATAATAATCCGTTGCCGTTGCAAGTCCAGCCGGTAGAGTCGTCGTGGTGGTTAGTCGGACTCGCGTCCCTGTGAGGATATTACTCGGAACACTTGCTGTGCTAGTATAAGTACAAACGTCCGTTCCCGCATCCGCTGTAAACGTGTCTGATTGTCCAAGAGTATTGGTCGTTGCCTGTGCCGTGGTGGTTGTCACTGATGTCACACGGTAGAAGCCCACAACGTCCACAAGAGTCAGGGTGCAGGGGACAACTGTTGCCGCCGCCGAAACCGCACCACCAGAAAGGAGATACTTATAATACGTTGGTTGGACGGCTCCACCCGTCGTTGGTAAGCAACCACTAGATGAAGTCGAATCTTTTACCGCCTGAAATGCAAGGTTCGTACCCGTATTAAACAAGGCATCAGCCGGAGGGTTTCCAGCTCCACGGAAAAGAGTATGCCACTCGTTCGCAACTGCTGCAGCTGTAGGGTTGAAGTTTTTTGCCCACTCTGCTCGCCACGTTTGACCCGCCGCGAGTGCTGCAATAACTTGATCGGTTGATGAAAATCCAGCCATTTTATCTCATTAGCTCCATATAAATTTTGCTGATCCCGTTAACGTGACGCCACTAAGAGATCCATTAGGTAAGCAAAGAAAACTTAAAAAAGCGTCATCCTTGATTTCGGGTAGTTGATTGGCGTGGAGATATAAATCTCTCTCGTGTGGACAGCCAGCCTCTTTTAAATTCCATCTAGCAAGCGGCTTAACTAGGATTAGTGAGAACAAGCCCACGTCTGCCGAGGTTAGTGTCACCGTTTCGATACTTCTAACTCCAGTATCCCCTTCCTGTAATGGAAGGAATGGAGAACAAGTGTCAGTGGCCGATACTCCGTCACCACAATGTAGGGTGCCGAGCGCGGTCGATAAATTCATATATATCAGCCCGCTACTTGTCCTTCCCGCTACCCCGTCTTGATTTGTATAGGTAAAAGTGAAACTTTGCTTTGCGCCACCCGCTGCAACTATCACCGCTATCACCTGCACACCTGCCCCATCCGTATACCGCGGAAGAGTCGCTGTATTGGTTAGTGATTGTACGTCTGTCGTTGATTCGTCAATTGACGGGTAATAGAGCAGATAATCACAAAGTACGAACTCCATAGGGAGAGGAGTAGCCGAGGTTGTAACGCCTGAAATCAATCGTAAATACTTTTTCGACGGCGTAACATTCGGCCCGTGATTTATCCCCCCGTCATCAGTCCTTGATATTGTTTTTGCAACCCCAGGAGGGGCGTCGAACCAATACTTAGGGCCCGGATTGCCCGGTGACATTGAGAGATCAAACCAATAATTTGATGCCGTCGCCTGAGTCGGGGATTTTCTCCATACATACTCCAGCACCGCACCAGACAATTCGGCGTCTACTAAATCGGCATGACTCGTAATAGTCATTAGACCTTAACTCCACCTTTTCCTTTGCAAGCTGCCTGCAACTCCATAACTACTGGAGCCTCGCAATTACACGCCTTTATGATCTTGCCTTCGGCTACAATGACAGCCGTTTTACACTTCTTGCACCGATACATATTAATCCTCGGTAATAGTCAGAGCATTAGCCGCAAATTGTGGCTGAATACCCGTAGAAACAGAACGGGACGACGAAAGAGCGCCGGAATAAAGGATCTGACCCGCTCCGCTTGAAGCCGTTCCGATTGCAACGTGGGTAATGGTTTCACTTCCTGAACTTGCCTCTGGGAACTGTATCAGGTCGTCATTACTCGCTTGATTCCCTGATACATCCCAGCCCGTTGCGTTTCTCGCTACCGTTTGACGAGCATAAGATCCATATGCGCACTCGCTTGTAGTCTGCGATCCAGCTTCTCCTGGATCAGCCGTGTGAAGAGATATATAAAGGTTAGTGTTTGCGTCCCAAGAAAATTCAGTCGCCTGAAAAATCTTAAGGATAACGTCGTTTTCTGTGGTGTTGCCTTTACTCATTACTTCTGAACCTCCTCACATAATCCTGCAATCTGGCAAAGTCCCTGCTTGATAACAGAAGGGGGGATAACACCGCCCAAAATGTAGGTAGAGAACGCAACAAGTGCCGCAATGAGAGCACCCTTCAACTTACTATTCATTTTTCTAATCTCCGTAAAAGTTTATTAATTACAGCAATATCATTTTTATTAATTCTATAACTCCGCTTACTAGGGACGATAAAACGCTCCCCGACGCCTTGGTTATTCCACCAGAGGAACGTTCTACTACAAGCTCGCTTTGCTTCTCGGATTGCACTAAACATTGTGGATACCGATAGCGGATCTCTAAGCGGCCTGTATGATCCTCCGAGATTGACGTCGACTCCGTCGTTACTAAAAATACAGGCTTTTCCTCTGAAGTTGCTTTCAATTGGGTGCAACTCGATAAAGTCAGCACCACCGAGAGAATAACGTTTCGCGTCGCGTCCATTTGGGTTTCTCACCTTCAAAATTTTAGTATCGAGCATTGGGTCGACCGCCGCTTTTACAGCTCGGAACGCTTTATTGCTCCAGTCGTCCTCAAGCCCGTAAATTATGACGAGCTCCGTATTCTCGTTCGCCACCGTCCCAAGATAGGCGCTTATCGCCCCCGCCCGACGGGAGAACGCCCCCAGAAGTCGCCGATCTTTACGTTCCAGTAATCGACTGAGCGGCCCATATCGAGTGTGGGCGAATATCTCTCTCCCCGGCTCGCAGTATCGCGGAGGTCGTCTGCAAGTCTCGTTAGACAGGTATACGCTTAGCGTGTGCGGCTTGTCCTTGAATCGTTCGGTAAATCGCTTTGGACAATCACCCAACCCCCTATCGAACGTTTTCCACAGGAACGATAAAGACGGTTTTTTTACTCCGTCGTATGCCCGGAGTAGCGTCGAGCATTGAGCGGTGGTTAATCCTCGAGCCGAGTTGACATGAAGCCCTGTACTCTCCGCACTTGCCACCAATGGGACAAGTAGTGCAAAGAGAACCGATAAGTATTTCAGCGTATTAGTTGAGCGATTAGTCCAGCCTCGCGCTTTCTCCGAGCTGTAAGCTCCGGTTGCTTGGAGGGGAAATTATCAAGTCTATAAAAAAGTCCGACCCAATCCCGATTTATTGCCGTTTTCCAAGTTCGAGGGATAGAAATATAGAGATTCGGGCCGAGATTAACAGCCAAAGACGCGAGCACCGTCTGTACTTGCCACGGCATAGAGCCGAACTTAAATCCGGAATCAGACTCGAACTTCGTCGCCATTCTCCGAATATCGCGGTGAATAACCCCGACGTCTAACTGCTCCGCCTCCTCGTCTGTGAGCTCGAGTGGGTGATCTCGAAGAAAGTTGACCGCCTCCTCCCGTCTGCGCTCCGCATAGGGAGTCAGCTTCTCCTTTAGGGGCTCGGGAATCTCCAGAGCTCGTATCTCCTCGCGGGTTCTCTGCCCCAAGTCGACGCCAGTTCCGACCGTTACACCAGATTTGCCGATCACTTGCCCGGCTCGCATAGGTACGTAACCCTTTAGCTTTCGCCCCTCGGCCCGCTGTATAAAGGAAAAATCAATCCCGTAGAGACTCATTTATCCTCTTCTATGTGGAGCCCCTTGGAGTCTAAGTGCATAGACTTACCGTTTGCGCCAAGGCTTGAGATAAACATAAAAATGAACATTCCCCCGAATAACAGGGTAATAACGCCCATTCCTACTGTGTTTCTATTCGTAGCCGGGACGATTAGCGTCTTTCTTTGCTCTCGAAGTTCGGCGACTATTTTGTCTGCGTGTGAGTCAAGGGCTTTCGCAAGTTGATTATTGCCGAGCTGTATTGTCTGCTGAACTTCTTCAATTCGCTGATTTTGCGATTCAAAAAGAGCGACAAGATCCGGCCCCTCTCCATTTACATAATTTGCCATTACGCCGCCTCATAAACGATCGTCCCGGCGCAATATCTATTTGCTCCAAGGGTGTAATTTGCTTGGTTATATTGTCGGATGCCGACGACGGTCGTAGATACGCCCGCGGCCGTACCGGAGAGAGTCGAACTCCCGTCGGAAGTCCACGCCGCTCCGCCGATTGCGTTAACGTTTGCCGCCGTCACCGGGAGCGTAATTCGGAGTTCATAACTACCTGTGCCGCCAGTTGTTCCGTATCCCCGGAAAAGCCAGATAACGAGCTTTCCTATTTGAATATATTTAGAATATTCCCAGGTACAGGAGGAGTAAGTTAGACTCCCGCTGCCCGCTTGCGTAGCCGATAAGGAATAACTCGTCCACGTTAGCGGATACGTCGAGGATCCGATCCCCTCGATTAAAGACGCAACGGTGTTCATTGTCGCCGTAGCCGACCTTATACTATCTGCGTAAGCCATTTTTTATCTCTTAGGTTGGATCGTTTGGATTGATAAGCAAGCGCGCCCCGAACTTGATTCTCGGTATGCTGTTGCTATCAAAAAAAACTTCTCTTGATTCAATCTGTGCTCTGTAAAGGTTTGCCCTCTTCCAGTAGTGCCCCTCGTTTATCTCTACCGCTGTTCCTGAATATTGCGGGAGTGTCGCGTTTGCGCTTGTTCCGTAGTACGCGGGTAAGTCCGGGTGAACTATTGATACAACGTCAAGCATATCTACGCTTGAGTATTTGAAGTATGGAACCTCGAAATCAACGTATACGTGGGGGTGCTGATATACGCGGAGAAGATAGTCGGCGATTACTCGCGCCGAGTCTGCGTCGTTTATGTAGTCATATGTCGTTTGACCCAGTGGTCGAGTCCCATATAGTGTCACTGACGTTGCCGCGAGAGCCGAAGTATGCGTCGAAAGACTCGAATACCAATTTTGAGTCGATATATAATTTTTTAGGGAATCGTTTGACGCAGCTTTAATAAAATCCGAATAAACCAAACTTTTGTTGTATGCAAATGTCACCTTATTAACGACGGTCTCGACTCCTAAAACCTTAATTTCGGATATGTCCGAATCTTCATCCGATATTGTCGCTACGCTTGCCTGAGTATATCCAAACGGACACAGAGCAAGCCTGGCAGATCCTCCGTTAAA